AACCCCCCAAACCCCGCCGCCCCCGGCGCGCGCGCCGCGTACAAAAAACTAAAACGCGGCGCAATGGAATTCGATATTTCCCTAGCCATCGGCCGCCCCGACGTCGCCCCCGAAAGCCCCGTAACCCTACAAGGATTCAAGCCCGAAATCGACGCAGAGAAATGGGTCGGAAAAGAAACCGTCCACACCCTCGACAGCAACGGACTGACGACTGCCGTCAAACTCCAAAGCCTGATCGACGTACCGATTGTCCTCTACGAAGGCGAAGTCAGCCCAAACTTTGCCGCCGCAGTTTCCAAACCCTGACCAAAACAAAAGGTCGTCTGAAAAAATCAGACGACCTTGTTTATCCATAGCCAACATCAAGACGGCACATCCTTAATCTGCTCGTCAATCAGCTTCTTCAGCTCATAGCGTTTATCATCCGCCACAATCAGGCGTGTCAATTCATCATTGGCAAACAGAAGAACCTTCATACTCTTATGCGACGTGCGTAGAGCCTCCAGCCTGACCGTAGAAGCGATTTTATGGCTGGCCGCAATAATACCAAGCTCTGCCAGACCGCTGCTGGATTCGATTTTGGACACAAACGCCAAAAAATCATTCTTATCGACAGGCGCTGAAGGGCGGTTTTTTGCCTCCACAAAAATATACTTGCCGAATTTAGCTAAAAACGCATCATCAATATCATTGCGTAAAATCAAATCCACTTCCGAAGTCGCATCCGTTACCCGTTTCCGAATAAACTGAAAACCGATCTGTCCGAAAAGATTGACAAGGAAGTCCTCAAACAACACACCCTTGCGGAACGGGTCCTTTTCATTTTTGGCAGAACTGTACGCATTCAGCAACATCTTACTGTTTTCCGAAAACTCACCGTCCCGTTTTTCAAAATAACCGGCAACCGTCCGTTCCAATTCCGGCACCCATTCCGCCATCGATTTTTTCTCAGACACCGCCAACACGCAGCCCGAAGTCATCAGGTCCTGCATCGCCGTTAAAAACTCCGGCAGCCATGCCGACACGATAATAACCTTCGCCAGAGGATTGTTTTCCAAGATACGGCGGCATATTTCCAAGCCGTTGAACGGATAATCATCCATCCGCAAATCCACAATCGCCAGCGAGCAGAAGCGGTCGGAAACCGCCTGCATAATCTCATGTTCGCCACTCAAAGGCTCGAACACATATCCATTCCCGCCCATACGCTCATTAAGCTGTTTTGCCAGCCCGTCGGCCTGAATCTTTTCATCATCGATAACAAAAATATGCTTATACATCGTCCAATCCTATAAAAGGCAGGGTAATCAGGAAACGCTTCGAATATTCCGCCCTGTCTGACGGCACACATTCAACCGTTCCCTTCAACAATTCACAAATATAACGTGCATGGTAAAGTCCGATGCCGCTACCTTCCGTAGTAGAGTATCCATAATCGAAGATTTTGTCGAGACAGATTTGCTCAACAGCTGCGCCCGTATCGTAAACCGAAAAGAAAAGCTCATGGTTTTCCTGGTCGATGTCGACCGTAAACAACACCTCGCGCCGCTCGAAATCCCGCAAATGGCGGCAGGCATTAATAATCAGATTACTGAATACCTGAAGCAACGAATGGAAAGGATATTTAGTCCGCAAATCGATGTCTTCCAGCAATTCCTTCGTGAACAAAACCCCGTTTCCCTCCAGCATCGAACGAGTCAAAGCCTCCGTCGCGCCAATCAGGCTGTTGACCTTGAAAATCCCGTCCTGCCCGTGCGGCACAAGCTGCGCAAAATTGCCCATTACCTCCCGAATCATGTCCAACTGTACCCGCAGGCTTTCCAAATGCCCATCAGTAATCTCTTCTGCCCCATAGCTTGTCAAGATGACATCCATGTTTTGAATACAGTTTTTCATATCATGACCGAGGAAGTTAGACAGTGCGGCAATATGCAGATTATGCGCTTCCTCCGTCGCCGCCATATTCCGTTGCAGTATCTCGATAAGAAGCGTATTGCTGTCTATCGTCTTCTGCAAAGCATCCAATTCTTTTTTGATTGCCCGCCGCCCGTTTCCCGTCTGTTTTGCAGGTTTACGGTACTTCGGCAGCGGAAACGTACCTTTTGAATCCGTCACCACGCTTTCTCCCCAAAAACAGCAAACAATCTTTCCAGTATTTTTAACTGGTTCGTTTCTTCATCCGTAACCTTCCTGTCTGCTTTCGCGACATTGCGCGCATATTCCAGCACTGAATCACGCCATTCGGGGAAACGCTGGTTAATGGCACGGATAGCAAAAGAAAAATCCATAGAATCCGGCACGGGCCAAGACTTCATGACGCCAAGCGAATAAGCAAGGAAATCGTCGCCCATTTCCGATTTGTCCGTCAGCCATTGCGCGATATATCGCTGTTCAGACGGCGCATATCTCCCATCGCAGTAAGCGATATAGACCAACACATCCACAATCGGCTTCATCTCCCGAATAAAAAAATCCATCTGCCGTTCGGGAGCCTCTTCATACCGTTCCTGCAAACGCCGTCTGAAAAGCGAAGGCTCGACCACTTCGCCGGTTTCCAAATCCACCAGTCCCATAATCGACTGATATTTAAACGTCCTGACCATTTTCCGCTCATGGCAAAACGCCTGCACATAACCGCCTGAAAGATTGGCAACAAACTTGCGGACATCGATAACCCGTCTGCTTCCGATTCCTTCAGTATTGACATATTCAATCTCAAAACTACCGCCGACAGGCAGTAGCACAGGTTTATCTTTCATCGTAAAGCCATTCTTTTTTAATCATGTCGTGGAGAGATAATTCAGACGGTGTCAGTTTCTGTTTGGCCGTGTCGTTCCGCCCGTAGACTAATATCGCGCCCGAACAGGCTGCCCAATGGAGGCGGCGTTCAAGATCGAGGTTTCGGGCGGCTGCGAGAGACTCTTTAAAATCTTTCCGAATTAAACCGCCCAAAAATTTCCGCCCAAATTTGAACAACACCTTTTCAGGTTTGTCTGCGGCGGTTTGGAATTCACCTTTATTTTTGTCTGATTCAGCCCCTGCTTCCGTCTCTTCGTCATCTGTTACTGACAAATCAATCCCGTTCAGAGCGAGCGCAGATTTAATAATTTGGTTGTATCTCAAATTCCGCGTCCACGTTGCCGGTTCAATATCAACCAATGCCAGCAGTGTCAGCACAGCATCGATATTTTCCTGCACGGTCTGCTTTAATTGAATTTGCCATGAATGCAGTTCTTGCAAGTCCAATTTCACACCGTCTTGCCTGCCAGCCTGTTGACCACTTTGTTTTCCCATATTGCACGTCCCTAATAAACAAAATCACTAAATATCCAAAAAATCCAACGGCAGTACCTTCTAAAACTTACCGTGAATTGAGCCGCTTCTGAAAATTCAAATCAAAATCCCGACAAATGCCATGCGCCACGCACTTTGCCGCAGATGGTTAACTTTTCCAGTCCATCACCTTCGATGGTTTCCGTTCTGTATAACGGGTTGTCGCTGATGACGAGCAGGCCGCCGCTGACGGAGGCTTGCAGGCGTTTGGCTTTTAGGCCGTCTGCGAAGGATAGGAGATAAATGCCCTCTCCTTCGAATGAGTGGACGGAGGTATCGACAAACAACACGTCGCCGTCCTCGATGGTGCCTTGCATGGAATCGCCGCGTGCCGTGATGACTTGGATACGGGAGAGGTTGCCGCCGAGTTTTTCGCGCGCCCACGCCTTATCGACATGGACGAAATCGACCACCTCCATTGCTTCGTTGTTGATGTAGCCGTCTCCAAGCGCGGCAACCACGTCCAGCCGCTCAAAACGGATATGGTCGTCTGAAGGGTCGTTTGAAAAATTAACCTCTCTATACATTCCTGAGTCTTTTCTGTACTTATCACCTAAACCGTCTGCAAGCCATCGCGTAGAAAAGTTTGTCTTTTTCTCAAATGCTAAGAGTGGTTTTTTGCCTAAGCCAGTCTGACCATTGAACCACTGCCCAACAAGACCTTTTGAGACTCCTGCGAAGTCTGCTAAGTCCTGTTGGGTAATTAGCCCATATTCATCCATCAATTCTTGAAGTCTGCCTTTCAAGTCCATCGCTAAAAATCCCAGCTAAAAAATACTTAGTAAAAACAATGTTTATTTAGAATTCTAAACTATTAATTGTTTAGTATGCTTGACTAGACAAGTTTAGGATTGTATAGTTAACTAAACTTTAAAAAAGGAAAAAAAATGACAACAGACCAACAAGTCAAATTCATTAAAGAATTGGGAGGCGTTTCGGTGGTTGCAAATATTTGCGGAATCACAAGAGGAGCAGTTTCTCAGTGGCAGAAAAATGGTATTCCAAAGGCGCAAATGAATTTTCTAAAAGCAAAGTTTCCGGTGCAGTACAAACAAATTTCAGACGGCATCGGCAGACCTGAAACGGAGAGATGAAAATGACGCAGCGCAACATCAGTAAGGCGGAACACGGAAATATGCGGGTACAAATTACCTGCCCTTGCTGCGGCAGNCCCTCCCCTTGCGGCGCCAGCCGCTGCAAGGTTACGGCAAGTCGGAAGATGACAGACCGCCTCCGTTATAGCTCTGTGCAATGCTTGAATGCTTCATGCGGTTGGTCGGGCGTAGCATCAACGGAAGTCATCAAAACCATTTCCCCACCCAGCCCGCTGCATCAAAACCCTGCCTTGGTGCCGCCGCAGATGACGGCAGACGAAATCATCGAACAACACGGCGGCAGCAGTCAGAAAAATTTGTTGTAAAGGGAAAGCAAAATGAACGGCGAAATCGTTCCGACGTGGAAGTCGGCACCGCAGCGGGTCCGCTTTTTTAGAACCAAAGCCCAAGCCCGCGCCATGTGGAATATCGGCAAAAAGCTGGCAAGCAGTAAAACCGAAAACGCAAAAATCATGAACGGCTTGGAGCGCGACGCGCTCTTGGAACGAAATACAGGCCGTCAGCCGTTGGCGGCTTACAACGATACGGAAGTCGTCAGAAGTTGGCTGGTTACGCCGGAGCAAAGCAAGGCTCTGGAAGACAGCCAACGGTTGATAAAGGAAATCGCCCGACTGGGCAATATGCTGAATCAGCAAAACGTAGTGTACAGCTTGGGCTTGCCGGTTCTCCAGCTTTCCGAAGCCGCCCGACAGCTTGAAGGCATAGACGAAAAAATAGCCCGCGCGGTATATGCCGGCAGAAAAATGAAAGTAAACCCAGTTTCAGACGACCTTAAGGCTGCCTGAACCCGACCAAACAAGGAAACATCATGAAAATCAAAATCCGCTACATCATCCTCGCCCTGATGCTCGCCGCATCTTATTTTATGCTTGGTTCGACCCACGGAAACATAGCGGAACAGCCGCAAACGCTGCCCGCAACTGACCCGGTCTGCGTTTACGAATCGCCGACATTCGACCATATGGGCGGAGACGCTGAAATCCCGCATGAGGTGGGGCAATGAGTATCTTCGCAGTCATCGGCATTGTTTTTATCGCCGCGCTCGGCGTTTGGCTCTATGTGGACTACAAAATCGAGCAGAAAAAGCTGGACGCGGAAATCGAAGAAAGAATCCAAGATTATTTAAAGCATTGAGATGAAACCATGCAGATATATGAAACCGACCAGTACATATGGTGCGATACCGATAATCGACTGATGGTATCCGAGCCTGAAGTTTCAGACCGAATGATCGAAGAATTTGATATTGAGTTGGGCGAAGTCGGAAGCATCCGATTTCGCCACTTGGCAACGATTAGAGGCCGCCGGATATATCAAGCAGTTTCACTAAATCCGCACCCTTGTCCAAAGCGAACTCAATCAATCGGGACGATAACCGCTTTAACCCCTCCTCCGGCAGAGAGCGAATAATTTTAAGCAGAGTTTCTTTTTGACCGGTCGGAATGTCTGCCTTGTCTATTTTTAGGGCGACCAGTTCCCGCAGGGTTTCCGCATCCAGTCTGACCGTAACGACCCCTAAAACCGCAGAAAGACCGCCGTCTTCGGCAAGGAAATCAAAAGCCTTTTCGGTCGGTTTCACATAATCGATGGAATACGCCCCGCTTAAGAAGCGGGTAAGTTTGAAGCTGACCAGTCCGTGCATTTCCAAATACATCAGATTGCCGTCTGTTTCATCCTCGCCGTATTCAGCACGCAAGGTATGAAGGAAATTTGGTGGCGGGTCTTTGGGGAAGCATTCTGTCAGGACAGACAATATTTTTCTTTGAAGTTCGCGATTGAGCTTCATTTCAAGTCTCCGGGAAGGTTGTTTAGGAGCTTCCATTCTAACGGAGCAAAGACAAAGCGGACAGACGCTTGACCACCTGGACAGACAGGTATTTCAGACGACCTTTTCACTTAGGACAAATCATGGGCATATCAATTCAAACAGCAAATGCAAAGGCGGCGCAGCAAGACTACGCCGCCCAAGCCTTTTTGCTGATTCCGCCTGTGTTGCGCGAAGGATTTGAAAGCCTGAAACCTGCCGAGGCATCAAAAGCGCGTTCGTTCTTTACCGATTTAGTCGTCCGTCAATTGGACGGCGGCATTCAGCCTGCCGCTGCGCGTGTTCGCGCCGAAGATGGTCTGAAAACCCTGCTCGACAATCTGACCATTTTGCCGCCTGCCGTCCGTTCGGCAGGTTTGGATGCTTCGGACGACGACATCCGCGTCCTTGCTGATAGCGCAGCCAAGGACATCTATTTTAAAAAACGTATCGGCTGGGGGCGCGCCC